CATATCTAAATATAAGAACTTTTTATCTAATATCCAAATTATAATCAGCAAATCTAACCATGTAAGAGGTCATTTTAGTTCCGTTACCGTCTTCAAACTCATATCCTTTTCTAAAGAACTTCTTTACATTTCCTGCACCTCCTAAATGTGCGGCTGCTAATATTCCTCATTCAGTTATATAAATACCGTTAATTAGTTTACCTTGATACTTTTGGATCTCTTTTCTGAGAGTTTTTTTATTTCTTTGTAGTAGTTCAACCATAGCTAACTCCTGTAGCGTTGGATCAGATAAAAATTCATAATTGGATATATCTCCAAACCCTATAGCGTTTAAAGTCTTTCTACCAAACTGATACTTACCCAGATAACCAAACTGGTTAACGGCTTTGTAGTTATTAGATGATTCTCTAAATCCTATATCATCTAAAAACTTATCGTGATTTCTAATTTCTATTTCTATTTCTGGTACTTCTATTTCTATTTCCGGAAGTATAATTTCTGAAGCTGGTTTAATAACTTCTCTTTCAATTGGTGGGGCAATTATCCTATGTACTGTGAATGCCATGATATATGTACATGTTACACCCAATAGTACGGTTAGTAATAATCTTCTCATAAAATATTTTTTAGTTAAAACAGATCGAGAAAAGATGTATCGATCTTTTTGTCCCTTAACTTATCGTTAAGTTCAGACTTCTTGACTAAGTCGTCTGCTACTCTCCTTTCGAGAGGCTTTTTCTTTTTCCAAGTAGAAAATTTATTTACTTTCTTTTTGGTCATAATAATAAATAGTTTACTGTCTGGAGACAAACTCTTCTCCGGGATTTTCTTCATCATATAGTCCTAACTCTTTTAAGTGTTCTATATGATGTTCATCTAATTCCCAATCAGGTTCATCTCTTTTAGTTCTAACATAATCTTCCATTGCCTCTGCTTGTTTCTCTTCTATCGGAGAAGCAGCATAAAGGAATGAACAGTTATAACAGAGAAACTCTAAGTTATCAAGATGCCAATTCTTCTTATTACCATCTTTAAAATTTAAGATAACTGGAACTTTCTGATCTGTTATTCTTCTTTCACCAAAGTTACATCTACTACATATTTCAACAAGCATACCCTCACTCAGTAAACGTGCTTTGATTTTTCTAGGATCGAAATGTTCGATTGGAACTCTACCTTCTAAAACATCATTCAAAGGAATATTATCAATACCGGCAATAGCAAATTTAGGAATGCCTTCACCAGCTTGATTCATATGAGCTTCAAGTAAAGTAACTCCTTCATCGTTCTTATACATCTTAGCATACTTCTTATAATGGTTGTAAGATACATGTAAGTATCTAGCAGCAGCCATATTAGAACGAGTTACTTTCTGTGCCCGTATAATATCTTCTTTGGTTAATATTTTAGACGGTCTAGCCATTAATAATCTATACCTTCGATACCTTCGTATTCTTTATTAGGATCTAAAGCATCTTCGATATCATCCTCTTCATCGTTAAGAACATTATCAACAGCTTCTTTTACTGACTGAGATACTTCGGTCTCGTCCTTGTCAAGATCTAATACTTCCATAAATACTTTCCTACCTGATAATTCAGCTTCTTTTTCAGCTATTGCTAAAGCCCTATCTTGGTCCATAATTATAATATCGTTATAAGTATGGTCACCAGAACCTTCTACGGTAGTTATCCCGACTACAGGTTTTACAGTTGAACAGTTAACACAAACGTGATAACCTAATTCTTTCCTTTTCTCAGGAAAATCATTGCCACAGCGTGGACATGGAATCATTTTTAGTTTCATAGACATAAATATACGAATTTTTTATCAATTAAACAACTAAAATACTCTTATCCCTAAACCTACTAATATAGTATTAGCGTTACCTTTAGAAGAATTAACATAGTTTACTGTTACAACAGAACCGTTAAATGCTTTTATATTAGCACCTAATTGAAAGTAAATAGAACTATATTCTTTTATACCGGTCATAGTTATACCTTCGCTCATCATAGCACCCATACCTAATTTAAGTTCTAAAGGACTATAGTTTAGAGGTATTTTAGTAAATGCTCCTACTCTGGTAAATGTACCACCAGGTGACCAATCATCGTAAGTTTCTAAGTCCGGTGTGTAAAGAATTTCGTAAGCTTCTAGGGTTACATAAGCACCAGTATCAATCTGGAAACCTATATTATCTAATTCTATAAATGCTCCATAAGATGCATTAGTATAGTCTGTTCCAAAACCGTGTAAATAACCTAACTTAACTTCTTGACTAAAAGTAAATGAAGATGCCAATAAGGCACCGATTAATATAACATTTTTCATTTTTGTTTATTTTAAATTTATACCTTAATATAAGAAGAAATACTCAGACTACCAACTAAATTAGTAGTTATTTTATAAAGGAAGTTACAACTTTATATACCTCGTGAGGTTCTTTGAAAGGTAGTATCACCTCTTCTCCACCCTTTTTTAAAGTAATTTTTCCATCCCATTCTTCGTCCGGACAGAGGGTGTAGAGGTATGTTTGAATTAATGCAAGCTGTTCTTTATTGAAGTGTAGTTTCATAAGATCTTCTATAACGTCAAAGAACTTATCTTCATATGCTGTTAAATCCATTCCTATTTCATCATGAAGAAAGTCTCTTCTTTCATCTATTTCTTTTAGTGTTTTAATGATACGAATGAATAAAGTTCTATCCATAGACTTCTTGTCTGGTTGTCTTGATTTAATACGATAAGATATTGGGTGTATGGAGAAAAGAGTTTCTCTGATTTTTTTAATTGGTTCCATCTACATCCGGTTGAGCTTCTACACCTGGGTTTTGATCTGATAAAGCTTTTCTAATAATCTTATCAAAATACTCTATGTAGATAAAGAAACCGATAATGGATTTATCTTTTAAGTTTCTATCTCTCTCAACTCTTAGATCATATTCCCCAAGACCTCTTTCTAGTCTACCTTCTAATTCGATAGCGATATCATTTTGTTCTGTAGGTGATAAAGAACCGAATTCAGTAGGAACAAATTGAACTTTTACTCCTTTCTTCTGTGGGTCTTCATTAGTATCTACTCTTAATAGAAAAGAGTGACCAGCAAAGTTAATCTTAGCTGCTTCAGATATTACGTCTTTTACGATTTTTTCTAACTTTTTCATATGAACTATATTTAATAAATAGTTACCCAAACAGCATTTGTTGGTTATTATTTTGATTTGATGATTCTTCTTTGATTATTTTATGATTGATTATAGCTCTATTTCTTTTCCATTGATCTATAGACCATTCTATTCTATCGGTAATAAGTTCTACTTCTTCTATTCTACCGTCTTGATGTGTAAACTCTATTGTATATTTTTTATGTGTACTCATAATTTAATTAAATCTTCTGTGTATGTTGCCATACCTTGTGTGGATATTTTTAAGTTACCTAATTCGAAGTTTGAAAATGGAGCACCGCTTCCTTCTAAAATCAGTGATATCTTATTAATAGAAGTAAAATCATTTTGATCAAATGTCTTACCGTCTATATAAATTTTTACATCACTATCACATTCATTAGCTTCATGAACTCTATCGCTTAAATTGTATATTGTGTTTGGTTGTTCCTTTTCTATATAGTTTTTTATAGAAGTATCAACACATAAACAATCACACCAAGGTTCTAGTATCTCTATCATTTGTTCAGTACAATTCTTTACTACTATTCCTATATTGTATTTAGGAGGTATGATTGGTTTCATTAACGTATCATGCATTACAAAATGTCCCCACTTACGAATAAAGTTTCTAGTTGATCTTCTATTCTGTGCTAGCCATTCCGGACTATCTTCATATATGTTCTTTGCTTTATCTAAAGTATTTCTTCTGCTTCCTCTTGAAGTCATATGATATACAAAACCATCCCATACTTGCTTAAACTTAACCCCATTCAATTGAAACCTATTAAAGATATCAGAATCTTCTTTTGATTGAGGAGCATATAATGGGTCATGTCCTCCTATCTCTTGAAAGTCTTTTCTATAAAATGCCCATGGTGCAAATATACCTTCAGTTACTTTAGAAGCATCTTTCATAGAAGGAAGTTGTTTTAAAAATTCTTCTTCTAAAAACTCCTCTGGTTCTACTCCTCCATTCCATAATATCTTTTCTGGTCCATCTGGGTGTAGAGGTGGTTCTATTCTAGTTAACGATACTATTACCTTCTCTTCTATCTCTCTCTCAATAGCATCTAAAGCACCAGGACAAAGATACATATCAGCATGATAGATCATCGCTATGTCGTTTGTTGCTACTTCATTTACTAGCCTATCATATAATATTGTATGCCCTAATCTCTTACCAGTATCATTTAAAATAGCTTTAAAATTATCATCTTTAGCCATCATCTCTTGACACCAATCCCATGTACCATCTGTTGAAGCATCGTCTGCTACACATATTTCTACCTCGTGATCACCTTGATGCTTTCTTATAGCATCATAAGCCCATTTAAGATATTTTAAATTGTTTCTCCCAGGTTGTATTAAACTGATCTTCATGATAATATTCTTTATAGTTTTGTTTAGCAGTAATGCTACACTCTTGATAGAACTCTTTATCTTCTTTTAAGTTACGAATAATTTTTCGAGCCTCAGGAAGATCTCCTAACTTTATTGTTGTGTTAGGATGACATATCTGCTGAGTGTCTAACCCTTCATAACCAATACAAGGTATACCTAAGAAAGCACAATTGAGTGCAAAGGTACCTGCTGCATGAGTTCTCATTAAGTGTACTGCATATTTATAATTATTTAATTCTTTTATCCATTCTACCCAATTCATGTAAGGTAACTGAATTATTCCTAATTGTGATTCTCCTTCCTGTCTTCTTCCCATCATAGGAGAGTGAATATTTTCTTCCACTTCAGAAGCTATTAAAAAAGAATCAAAACCTCCATACCAACTTACAAAGTTTCCTCCTATCATTACCCCTTTTCTATCTACTTCTGGTAGATCTTTTATAGAGTCTTCTATCATCAGAGTAGGAAGTATTCTTACATCATGATGACCTGTTATACCTTCATAATATATTCTATCTATTTCGTTATGTACAAATAGAATATCGGCTTTACGAATTGTATTATAGTACCAGATCTGCTCTACTAAACTATAATCTTGAAAACACCATTGAGGACCTTCTTGCATAATGGCTATTTTATCTGCATAAGTTCTCATCTTTTCAAATGTAGTATTTGCCATCCAATCGCTTACTTTAACTTTTGGAATTACACATAGAGCTAGATCATACTTCTTGTTAGGAATATGGTTATAAGGAAAACAATCAGCCTCTAAAGTACAAGGCCATGCCTGTTCTGTTCTCATCATAGGATAATCTCTAGGTATCTTACCCATAAATCCCATTTCCGTTACATAGCATATTTTCATAGACTTTTAATATAATCAATAACGTCAACTGTAGGCTGATATCCTAATACTTCTTGAGTATGTTTAATATCAGCTAAGCCGGTTGGCCTATCACCAGGTCTAGCATTTATAAATGTATAAGGATGGTCGAATGCTGCTGCTATTTCTAATATAGAATATTCCTTCCCTGTACCTAATTGAAACTCATCGTTTCTAATATTGTTTCCTGCTAATATTAATCCCTGTACTATGTCATCTACATGAGTAAAGTCTCTACGTTGTGTACCATCTCCTGTTATAGTCAATTCTTTACCTGCTTGTCTTTGATCTCTAAATATATTAATAACTGTTTGCCATTCATTACCCCATAACTCAGTTTTAGGTCCGTAAACATTGTAGAAGTAACAAATATTGTACCTTAAACCAAACCAATCTCCATAACCTTGAACTAGTTTAGCTACAGTAGATTTAAAAAAAGAATAAGGTGAATGCAATTCTCCTGGTTCAGCTAACTTAGTTGATGACCCAGCATAAATGATAGGAATATCTAATTTCTTACACGCCTCTATTAACTTAAAGCTACCTAGTATGTTAAAATCAAATGCTTTTTCGATTTCTGGATAAGAAGGGACTACTTTAGAGTACTCTCCTAAATGGTAGACTAAATCTACTCCTTTTAGAAGTTCTAGTTGAGAATTTTGAGTATCCATTTCAAAATATTCTGCTCCATCTACGTGATTGCTTTTACTACCTATAGAGTAGTTATCCCAACTTATAACTTTATTTTTATTTTTTAAAAGAGCTTGAATTAAATTTGAGCCTACAGCTCCTGCTCCACCTGTTACTAAAACTTTTCTCATATCTGTTCTTTTAGGTATTCTTCTAAAGTTTTGAAGTTATAATTATAAATAGTTTTTAACCCATATCTTCTATCATGTCCTAATCGATCTTCTACAAACTTATATTTAATATCTTTATTCAAAATACTACCAATAAGGTTTATCAGTTCTATGTTAGACCATGTTTCACCTGTACCTATATTATGAACTCCATTACTAGATAACATTAAATCGTAAACTATATTAACATTGTCCTCTACCCATATCCATTCCCTTATTTGTTTACCGTCTCCATACACAGGAATCTCTTTGTCATTTTTTATACAGTTAAATATAGTTGGAAGAAACTTTTCACTAAACTGATTGACTCCATAATTATTACAAGTACGGGTTATTAGATAAGGAAGATTATATGTTCTACCAGCTGATTGAACTAAAAGATCAGCAGATGCTTTTGTAGAAGAGTAGTACGATGAACCTATTAAAGGAAAAGATTCATCTGCTAAAACCTTATCTCCATAATCATCCATATCACCATACACCTCATCTGTAGAGATTTGAATAAACTTTTTTATTTTTTTATTTCTTCTTGCTAATTCTAAAAGATTAAAAGTACCTTCAATGTTAGATTTAATAAAAGGCTTACCATCTTTTATAGAATTGTCTACATGAGACTCTGCTGCAAAGTTAACTATATATTCATACTCTCCTAAATCGTCTCCAGTTACATCGCATATGTCTTTTTTAAGAATACTGTAATTTATAGAAGATACATTGTTTATATTCGCTGCATAGGTAAACTTATCTACAATAAGTACCTCATGCCCTTTTGTACCTAATAAATTTACAAAAGAAGAACCTATAAATCCTAAACCTCCAGTTACTACTATCTTCATATATTATCTTTTTCTGAAATTATTATTTGATCTTCTGAACAAATAGAAAGTATCTTATCTTTTACTTTTGGAATAGATTTCCATGATAAAGAAGAGTACGTTTCCGGATTAAATTCTCCTACCATAGTATATCCTAGAATGGTGTTAGGTTCTAATGTAAAATAACCATGAGCCCATTCTCTGTCAATAACAAGAATATCACTTTCAGTATTAAGATTAAAAATTTTAACTTCTTTTGTCTCTAAATTGTAAAGAAAATCTATTATAGATCCGTTAACTATTTTTACATTCTTAATCTGTCTAGGATTAGTTTGATAGTGCATACCCCTAAATGTAAAAGGTTTATAGCTTGTACTTATAAACATTTGAGATATATCTTTTGCCTCTTCGATTATAACCTCACCTCTAAAGTCTTTAACTACTTTCATTCTATAAAGATAATAATTTATTTAACGAAGAGAAAAAAGCTTCTTCTTTTTCTTTAATAAATTCGATTTGTTTTTGTCGTTGTTCCTCTGTTATAGGTTTAATCTGATCTAGTTCTTCTTTAGTACTCACAAAAGAAATAAATTCTTCTCCCCCATAAAAATCTACATTCTCATATTTAATAGAAGATACTGTAGCTCCAGATCTAAACATTTCAGAATACCTATTGTTTACCATCCCCTTTGCTCTTTGGGATGGTTCTATTGTACCTATACATACCTCGGCCGAGCGGTATAGTCTTCCAATATCTTCTGGAGGGAGTATTCCTCTATAGTTTTCAACGTTGGTCCAGCCATTACCAAACTTAGTTACTTTAGGGTTAGTATATATCACTTCTGATTCTACTTGATACTCTGGATTTGTTAGTCTCTGGAATCCTCCGCCTAAATATGCGATCGGTAATTTATATCTCTCTACTTTTTCTATTTCCTGTTCGAAGATAGGAGCCGGGTAGTATTCAAAAAATTCATTTGTGATAAAAGCTTTGGTAAATATCTCTGACATCTCTTTTGAATTAGTTATAATAGCAGTATAGTACTGATCTTTATAGTTTAATATATCTTCAAATGTATTAAATATACCTTTAGAGGCGTAACATAATACTTTCTTAGAAATACCTGACTGCTCTATTAAACTAAACGTTTCCCTATCTAACATCTCAAAATATGCTGCGTCAAATTTAGCATCTTGGATTATCTCTAGTGTTTCTTGTCCCCATTTGCTACCATTCATTTGTTCAGCAAGCATGACTTCATGTCCTTCTTTCTGTAGTCTATAAGCAATGTAGGGCATGAGTTTATAGTTCCCCATCGGAAAGGGTTGATGTAATACTAAAATTTTCATAGTTCTATAGGGGTATAATTAGAAGCCCAATTTCTATATTCGTTTAACTTATGTACTAGTCCTATATTTTCAAATCCCTTATACATCCCCTCCAACGAAACTTCACCGTACTGTCGCAAATTCATCTTATGATTTCCAGATCTAATGGTAGCTTTTTTAGCATGATTAGCATATACATAATCTAATGCATAAATTTTATACCCCAAATTTTCACAAGCTATTCCTCCGTAAACATCATACCCATACGCTATACCAAAATCAGGAAATTCTTTAATTTTTTCTAAAAATTCTATGTTAAATAATGGAGATTGAAAATCTATCCATTTAACTTTTCTAGGAGTTGGCATAGACCAAGATCTCATTTGTGGCCATGCGTTTTGATCTGAACCTGCTGAAATAATAGTAGGGGAAACTATTCCAATATCATTAGAAGAAAATAGTACACTTCTCAATGCGTTTACCCAGTTAAATCCGGAGAGTGATAGAGAAGAAATCATAAATAAAAGGGAATCATATTTATCCCTATTATTTAAGACTAATTGTATACTATATTGTAACCCCCCGCTAAAGAATGTGTTTTCTGGTAAAGTTATAGCAGATAATTTACTTTTTTTATCAGAATCAGATCCATTATCTAGAATAATAGTATCATAATGGTCTTTTTCATATGGCTTTAACTGTAAATAAAGGTTTTCAGCCGAGTCTTTAAGGTTGTAGTTACAAATTACTACTAATGTTTTTTTACTCACTATGTTATTCTTTTATGGTCATTAAATACTTTCATTTGCTTTGTCTACTATTTTTGGATTCTGCTTTATAGTTTGAACTGTGATTAGATTTTTTAGTTTAGTTGTAGACCATCCATGTGACCTTGTAGTGTAAATAACATCTATTGGAAGATGATCACCTGTAAATCTCTTACCAATATAATCATCACCTAATATTCTTAAATCAGGTTTATAAAATTCTATTAACTTAATCAAATCATCTTCTGTTTGATATGTTACAACTTCATCTACATCCTCTATAGCCATTAAAACACTATACCTTTCATAAAGAGAGATTACTGGTTTATATTTACTATACCTTGTAGCTGAAGGATCTTCATGTAATAAGACTAAAAGCTTATCACAATGTCTTTTAGCCTCTTTAAATGTGTAAATGTAACCCGGGTGAAGTAAATCAAAATTACCTGCTGTAAATCCTAACTTATATTTTTTCATACTAAATCTAAAATACTATTCTGTTTTAATAAACTCATCGATGTGTCTAACGGTACGTTACCAGGAGCATCGATTTCTTCTCTGTCTGGTGCTATTTCTTTTAGTTTCTTTTTACCGGTACCAACATTAATTATTCCTGTTGCGTTTTTTTCTATAAGTTTTATTACCAACTTAGCTATTTTATCTACTGTATCACCAGATGTTTGTACGTTCCAAACTTTATCGTATGGAAAAGGATAAGGTTTATGAAGAAGTCTACAAATTAAATAATTACTATTTGTCAAACTTATGTAATGATCAGCAAGTAATTTGAACTTTGCATAGTAGCTATATGAGGTATTGGTAAATCGTCTTCTGAAGCTGAGCTGCTATTACCAGCATATACAAATTCAGTAGAAATATGAACTAACTTTATTCCTTTATGGCAGCAATAATCAGATAGGTTCGATGGAAAAATAAAGTTAACCTGCTTATGACCAATATCTATTTTAGAGTAGGTATCTGTATTAGCTATACAGTTAATAATTACTTCATAGTCATCTAAAATATAAGATTGAAACTCTCTTATATTGAAATTACCTATTTTTCTAGACAGGATATCCCATCCTGTTAGTTTAGCTAGTTCCGTACCTAGAAGTCCATCACCTAAAATTGCTGCTTTCATTTTGTTACCTCGTAATAATCACCAACTTTAAATTTCATTTTAGAATATATAGCAGCTGCACCTTCTTCTTCACTATATTTTGATAAAGGAATACACCTAAAGTCAACACTTACTCTAGTATTTTGTGTGCTATTTTGTTTATTACCATGCATTAAGCTATTACCATTCCACTTAACCACTTGACCATATAATGTAGTCATAGGGGCATAATCTCCCTTATCTTCTTCTGATTCAACCCAGATAGTATTTGTAGCATAGGCATCAGTAAATGGTAAAAAGAAATTTCGTTCTTCTTCATTATGAGCATAATCTCTATCTCTATGAAATTCAAATACGCCTAAATTATTTACTAATTGAGTTCTAAATGTTGGTATTTTTTGATATACTATATCTTCACCAAACGTTGGTTTTATAACTTCATTAATGAATTCATTATATAGGGGTAAAAATTTATCTAAGTTATCATAGTATCTTCTATGCCATACTGTTGATTGATCAGTACCTTTAACAAATAATTCATAATCTTGGTCTAAATGAATTTTTTCTAAATTATCTGTTACTAAAATGTCTTCAATAATTTTTCTAAAATTATACTTTTTAATATCGTAATTTATAAATTCCATTTATTTTTTAAAAAATTCTTTAATTTTTTTACAAACATAGTCAACATCTTTTAAAGTCATACCGTGATGAGCACCTAATAAAAATCCATTTTTCATAATAGTATCTGAATTTTTAAATGGTTTTAAATATTCTCTATATACCGGATGTCTTGTAACGTTGCCGGCAAAAGTAACTCTGGTTTGAATATTATTCTCTTCTAAGAAAGATAGAAGTTCAAATCTTTTTTCAGTCTGCAGAGGAATAGCTAACCAATTTGGTCTTTTAATATCGTTAGGAAGAAGTATTTCCTCAACATCTTTTAAGTTTTCTAAATATCTTTCAAAATTTGCTCTTCTAATTTTATTAAACTTTTTAAATCTCTCTAATTGAACTAAACCAAATGCTGCATTCATCTCACATGCTTTCATATGATAACCCAGTACACTGTATAAAAATTTATGATCGTAAGGTATTCCATCTACTTTATGATTAAATCTATCTGCAACTATTTCAGAATCATCACCCATTCTACCCCAATCTCTATATTGCAGGCATCTTTTAACATGTTCGTCATTATTGTACATTACCATACCTCCTACTCCACCAGCTGTGATTACGTGAGAGGCGTAAAAACTAGTAGTTGAAACATCTGACTCTGGAGTTTTTGTTATAGTATCTGCAGAATCTTCTATCAACACTATATCTCCTCTACCTCTTGCTGCTAAAGTATTTTTTAATTTAAACCAATTAGGTTTATTTCCTATTAAATTTGGTAACATTATAGCTCTTACATCACTTGTTACTGCATCTAATACTTCATCTATATCTGCTACATAATCGGTTAGCCCTACATCTACAAAGACAGGTTTAAAACCTAATTGAATGATAGGTGCTAAAGTTGTAGCGAAAGTACAAGCCGGAGTAATAACTTTACTGCCTTTCGGAAGATCTAAAGCTGCTAATGCTAATAAACAAGCAGACGAACCTGAATTTACAAACACTCCGTGTTTTTTGCCAAACCTTAAAGCCATCGCTTTTTCGAATTCTACTGATTTAGGTCCTTGACCTCCAAGCCAACCAGATTCTAATGCTTCTACTACTGCATCGATTTCTTCTTGACCGTATGATTCAAACTTATATGGTGCATACCATACTTTTTTTGCTTCTTTTCCTTTATTTTTTAATTTCATGATATTGCTCTACCTTTTAACTGTGTCCAATCAGCTTCTGGTCTAACCTCTAGGTTAGTTTTCCAAGCTGCTTCTAGGACGTTCATATCTATATTATTTTCTTTCCCTAATTGTATAAATGCGTTGATGTCCTTAGGGAAACATGCTCCTCCAAAACCTAACTTACCATCTGGTCCTGGTACCTGCATATGGCTATCACCAACTCTGCCATCAGCTGCAAATCCATGCATAGCTGTTCTCCAATCTACTCCTACTACATCGGCCAATCTTTTGTATTCATTTAAAAGAGAAACTTTTGTAGCAAAGAAGCAGTTGTTCATATATTTTATAAATTCTGCTGTAATAGTATCT